GGAAAGACCCCGCTTGACGTATCGGATGGTGTGTTTTTTATCAAGGCAGACGGCTCTACTTCGGTAAGCCTGTTGGTTGAGAAGAACGGCACAGCAACTACGACCTCTAGCGTGGCTACTATGGCTAATGACACATTTATTAGTCTAGGGTTTTACTATGATGGCGCATCAAGCATTCAATACTTCGTAAATGGCGTTGTGAAGGGCACTTCTGTGACCACCAACTTGCCTGACGACGAAGATATGACTGTGTCAATTGCTCTTCAAAATGGTGAAGCCGTTGCAAAGACAATGACTGTGGATTACGTCTTTGTTGCGAAGGAGCGTTAATCATGGGCCAATTTAAACCAATGGTCAAAATGATGACCACTGAGCCTAAAGTTGAGTTAAAGCTCAAAGACGGGGGCATGGTTTGCAAAGCTGATGGCGGTGCAATGCCTATGAAGCGTGCAATGCCTACGAAGCGTGCAATGCCTATGAAGCGCCCTATGCCTATGCCTATGCCTATGCCTATGCCTGCGCCTGCCATGAAAAAAGGCGGTGCAGCTGACATGGACCAAGACAAGCGCGTGGTTAAGAAAGCTATCAAGCAGCATGACACGCAGCAGCACAAAGGCAGCAAAGGCACAGCACTGAAATTAAAAACAGGTGGTGTGCCTAAAGGCCAAGGCGGCTACAAGACAGGTGGCGTTGTCGATGGCCAAGGTGGATTTAAAAAAGGCGGTGCTATAAAAAAGTATGCTGAGGGCGGCCTGATTGATACAGGTCGTCCGGAGCAAATGCCACAAGGCAAGAAAAAGCCTTCTCCGCCTGTTGCTACCAATAAGGTTGCAGGAACCTTTAAAAAAGGTGGGCCTGTAATTTGCTGAACTTGAGTGGGGGCTTCGGCCCCCGCTTTTAATTGGAGAAAAATATGGCTGACGCAGTCACAAGTCAAACGCTTTTCGATAACGAGCGCACGGCTATTATGAAATTTACAAACATCAGTGATGGCACTGGTGAGTCTGCAGTTTTAAAAGTGGACGTTTCTGCGCTAACGCCAAGCGCCTCTGGCAAAACTTGCACCAGAGTAACGGTTACCAAAATCTACATTGCCAATCATGGCATGGAAGTCAGAATGTTTTGGGACGCCACAACAGATGTGCCGTTCTTTTTGTCGTCAAGCGGCGCAACTCAGACGCTTGACATGGTAGGCTTTGGTGGTATTACCAACAACGGCGGCGCTGGCGTTACAGGTGACATTGTGTTTAGCACGTCTGACGCATCTGCTGGTGACACCTACTGGTGCATCTTGGAAATGGTCAAGGGGTACAACTAACCATGCCAAGCAAATCGCCAGCTCAACATCGTTTGATGCAAGCCGCCGCCCACACAAAGGGCGGTTTTGGTGGTGTGCCGCAAAAAGTAGGCAAAGAGTTTGCCAAAGCTGACGAGGCCAAAAACTTTAAAGGCGGTGGGCTATATGAAAACATTCATGCAAAGCGTAAGAGAATTGCTGAAGGATCTGGCGAGCGAATGCGCAAAGTTGGCAGCAAAGGCGCGCCAACGTCTGCAGACTTTAAGGCGGCGGCAAAAACCGTAAAAATGTCAAAAGGTGGCGACCCGCGGCTTTCTGTGAGTCGTGGTGAAAAGTTACCCACAAGTCAGGGCGCAGGATTAACTCAGAAGGGTCGAGACAAGTTTAATCGCGCAACCGGTAGTAACCTTAAGGCTCCGCAAGCAAAGGGCCCTCGCCACGATAGTTTTTGTGCTAGAATGAGCGGTATGCCAGGGCCTATGAAAGATGAAAAAGGCGAACCTACGCGTAAAGCTGCGTCGTTAAAGCGATGGCATTGCGCTGATGGCGGGCAAGTTACAAAGCCTAAAACTAAAGGGCGGTAAATGAGCACCAGTGGGACTGTAGGGCAAACCGTTATTTCAGTACAAGATCTGATTGACCATGGCGCGCGTCGCGCAGGTAAGTTGGCTGAAGAGTTGACCGTTGAGCAGGTCAGGTCTGCGAAAGACAGCTTGTTTTATTTGCTGTCTAACTTGGCAAACCTTGGTATTCAGTACTGGTGCATTGACAAAACGGTCATAGGCTTGTTGCCTAATAAATACATTTACGAGTTGCCCGTAGGCACAGTAGATGTTTTAAACGCAAACTACCGTACTGTCTTCGACAACACTGCAGGGGGGTATAGCACATCTGGCGTTGCAGCTAACGCGTTTGACCAGCAATATACCAACATTTGCCAACTAACAACCAACACAGGCGCAATTGGAATTGCCAATGGCGCAAACAACGGCATATACGTTGGCACGGTAGGCATCTTACCTGCCGTGTCTGGCTCCATAACTTTAGAAGTTCAAACGTCCGTAGATGGGGTTACGTACACAACGGTGTACGCGCCAGGCGCCACAACATGGGTTGCAGGCACTTGGATTTACTATGATTTAGACCCGTCTGCAACAAACCCCTTTTGGCGCATCAAGCAATCTTCAGGCGTCAACATGGGCGTGTACCAAGTTGTCTTTGGCTCAAACGCTACAGAGATTCCTCTGGCGCGCATGAACCGTGATGACTACACCAACCTGCCAAACAAAAACTTTACCAGCAATCGCCCGCTGCAGTATTGGTTTGATCGCACAATTCCGCAACCTGCAATGTATCTTTGGCCATCGTCTGATACCTACGCGCCACAACTCGTGGTCTGGAGGCATCGGCAAATTCAGGATGTAGGTTCTCTATCAGGCGAGCTGGAAATCCCTCAGCGATGGTATCTGGCCATTCAGAATATGCTTGCGCACCAAATGGCTATGGAACTTCCTATGATCGACCCAGGTCGCATGGCGTATTGTGAGCAGCAGGCTGACAAGTATTGGCAAATGGCTGAGCAGGAAGAAAGAGACAAGAGTCCGATTTACTTTGCGCCTAACATTAGTTACTATACAAGGTAACTATGCCACGCGTACTTGACACACACGGTAACACTGTTCTTAGCATTGCGATCTGTGATCGCTGCAAAATGAAGCGTGCGTATGTGAATATGGGGCCTGACCCTAATTTTCCAGGTTTGCGTGTTTGTGATCAAGGCTGTCGCGATCAATTTGACCCGTATCGACTGCCGGCACGCCAGCCTGAGAAAATTAGTTTGCGTTTCCCTCGCCCAGACGTCAGCGTTGCGGTTGATCCAGATGGAATTGTTACGTCGTCAGACCAAGACTGGACGCTATCGCCTGAACAAAACACCCAGACGCCGGAGAATAACGGTAATCTGGACAACTTAAGCCCGAGTCCTTAATGGCAAATGTAACCATATCCCAACTACCTCAAGCAGGCGCAATCACTGGGACTGAGCTTGTTCCTGTTGTGCAAAACGGGGTTACGGTGCAAACCACGACTGCGGCCATCTCGGCAAGCCCTTCGCAGAACCAGACGTTCCTGACTCAAAATCAGGAATTGACGTTGCCTAACAGCCGGTACTTGTCCACTGGGACGGGTTTGGGCCTGACTGATGGCGGAGCCACATCGTTTTATCGGATCTCGCTTAACGGGGCTTCTGGGAGCCTTGAGGCGGCTGGTACAGGTGTTTTGGTCAAGAACAGCTCAACCACGGTTGTTGCCCGTACTTTAGGAACGTCTGGCGCTGGCATCAGTGTGTCCAATGGCGATGGTACTGGCGCAAACCCCACATTCCAGTTGACTGGCCTTGCAGCGGCAATTGCCAACATGGGTGGCACGGGCATGCTTGCTGTTGTTGGCGGAACCACCATTGCTGGCCGACAGATCACCGGAACCGCAAACCAGATCGGCGTCACCTCTGGAGACGGTAGCGGAAACCCTACGATTTCCATTGTTGACAACGCAATCCTTCCCGGCACTGGCTCGGTGACTATTCCCGTTGGAACCAACGTACAGCAGCCAGTTGGCGCTGCAGGTCAATTCCGCTTCAACAGCGACACCCAGACATTTGACGGGTTTGCTTCCGGTACTTGGAGCCAGTTCTCTTTGGTTGGTGGTGTGACTTCTTTTGCCGGTGGCGCAACGGGCTTAACTCCTGCAACAGCCACTGGTGGACCGATCATTTTGGGTGGCACTCTGGTTCCTGCAAACGGAGGCACTGGATCGAACTCTTTGACGGGCTATGTCAAAGGCAACGGCACGTCAACCATGACGGCCAGCCCGACCGTGCCGACCAGCGACTTGTCCGGCACGGTGAGCAACGGCCAACTGGCAAACAGCTCTTTGACTGTCAACGGGACTTCAATCTCGTTGGGTGGTTCTGGAACGATCACCGCAGCAAGCCCAAATGCACTGACTATTAGCACGGGCCTGAGCGGCACCAGCTACAACGGATCTTCTGCCGTTACGGTGGCAATTTCCAACACTGGCGTCACGGCTGGCTCGTATGGCGGCTCCAGCAAGACGCTGACTGGCACAGTCAATGCTCAGGGCCAGCTCACTGCGCTGTCTGAGTCCAACATTGCAATTTCTAACGCGCAGGTTTCTGGCCTTGGCACGATGTCAACCCAGAACGCCAACAACGTGGCTGTGACGGGTGGTTCCATCAACGGCACAACAGTTGGCGCATCAACTGCTGCAGCGGGTACTTTTACCTCGGTAACCACTACCACGGGAACAATCAGCACTACGCCAGTCAATTCCACCGACATTGTCAACAAGTCCTACGTTGATACGCTGGTTGCTCAAGGCATTCACTTCCATCAGCCTGTTCGCGTTGAGTCTCCGTTCAACCTGAGCGTAACTTACAACAACGGCTCTTCCGGGGTTGGCGCAACTTTGACCAACGCAGGCACTCAGGCCGCGCTGGTGCTTGACGGTGTGACCGTCAGTGTGGCTGACCGGGTTCTGATCTACCAGCAAACCAACCAAACGCAGAACGGCATCTACGTGGTCACAAACGTGGGTTCTGGCGCGTCCAACTGGATCTTGACTCGCTCATCTGATGCAGACACTTACGTCATCAACAGCGCAGCGGGATTAAGTGAAGGCTCGACTGTTTTTGTGCAGCAGGGCACAACAGGCGCGGGCGAGACCTACACCTGCAACACATCCGGCGTCATCGTTTTTGGCACGACCAACATTTCGTTTGCCCAAATCTCGTCGGCGCAGATTTACAGCGCAGGCACAGGTCTGACGCTTACAGGAACGCAGTTCAGCATCACAAACACTGCTGTGACTGCGGCCAGCTACGGAACAGCATCGAGCACGCCTACTCTTGCAATCAACGCGCAAGGTCAGGTGACCAGCGCCAGCAACACAGCAATTGCGATCAATGCCAACCAGATCACATCTGGTGCGGTGACCAACGCTCAACTGCAAAACAGCGCTATCACTGTTAATGGCTCATCCATCTCTCTGGGTGGGTCTGCGACCATTACGGCGCCCAATCCAAATGCCTTGACCATCGGCACAGGATTGACCGGAACGAGCTACGACGGCTCTGCTGCGGTTACCGTGGCCTTGGCTACCTCTGGCGTTTCTGCTGCGACCTACGGCTCTGCATCGCAGGTTCCTGTGTTTGCTGTTGACACCTACGGTCGCGTGACTTCGGTCACCAACACTTCGATTGCCATCGCTGCTGGCGCTGTATCAGGCCTTGCAGCCTCTGCAACGACCGACACCACCAATGCAGCCAACATTACCTCTGGAACGCTTCCAACGGGCCGCATCAGCGGATCCTACACCGGCATCACCGCTGTTGGGACTCTGACCGCTGGAACTTGGAATGCGACAGCAATTGGCGTTGCTTATGGCGGAACCGGCCTGACTGCAACACCAACCAACGGCCAGCTTGCAATTGGTAACGGGACGGGCTACTCGCTGGCGACTTTGACCGCTGGTGGCAACGTATCAATCACCAATTCTGCTGGCGGCATCACCATCAGCGCCACCCCTGCTGCTGGCGGCACGGTCACCAGTGTTGCCGGATCTGGCGGCACGACAGGCTTGACCTTGAGCGGTGGCCCGATCACCGTCTCGGGCACATTGACCCTTGGCGGTACTTTGGTCCCAGCAAACGGCGGAACAGGTGCAACGACTCTGACTGGTTACGTCAAGGGCGTCGGCACGAGTACCATGACGGCCTCTGCAACAATTCCCAGCACGGACATCACAGGTCTTGGGACTATGTCAACGCAGGCGGCAAGTGCTGTTGCGATCACTGGTGGCACCATCAACGGGGCTACTGTTGGCGCTACCACGGCAGCAACGGTTCGCGGAACAACCATCACTGCCACCACGCAGTTCACTGGCTCTGGCGCTGGCCTGACCAGCATCCCGAACTCGGCCACCACAGCAACCAACGCAAATACGGCTTCCACAATTGTGGCGCGTGACGCCTCGGGCAACTTCACTGCTGGCACGATCACTGCGGCACTGAGTGGTAACGCTACGACAGCCACCACAGCGGCCAACGTCAATAATGGCACGCTCACAATGAACGTGTCGGGCACGGGCCTGTCGGGGTCTCAGACATTTACAGCCAACCAGTCCGCTGCCGCCACATTCACCGTCACATCGAACGCAACCAACGCAAACACCGCCTCGACCATCGTGGCCCGAGATGCCTCGGGTAACTTCACTGCGGGCACGATCACTGCGGCTTTAACGGGTACAGCATCGGGCAACTTGGCTTTGGCTGGCGGCACCATGACAGGCCAGATCACTACCCGAGTGGCATCTGGGGCGACACCCATTGTTAGTGGCAG